CTAGTTGTTGGAGATACAGGTAATGAAATATCTCTATATCTCTGTGCTTCGTCTCCTCTAATTTGTGTATAAACTTCTGCACCTAAACTACCATCATTCGTACATTCTCTTAATAGAAAATATTGGTCATTGCTTGGAGCAGGTTCTACGGGAGGTATTAAATCTGTTCTATCTTCAGTCAGAGTCGGACAGTTAAATAACCCTGCCAACGGTATAAATGTAGAATCATATTGTGATGGTGGAGTACTTGAAAATATACTTCTACCTGTAAATGTATATATTGGTCTGCCTAAAGTAAGACGAGTTGTATTACTAAATCTTTGATTAGCTGATGCATTTGTAGTTGTATACTTTATACCGCTACCATTACAATTTACTAATTCATAGTAAGTAATTCTAGTATCTTCGGTTGAACCACCACCACTTCCACCGCTACCGCTTCCATCAGCACTACAGTTCTGTTTTCCAAAAACTTTTTGAATGCTTCCATTATAAAAATTTGGAACATCCGAAAGGTCTCTTACACTACCTGTATAAACATAAAATTCATTTGTTATAGGGTCTATGTAAGTTTGGTTAGCTGTATCAGGTCTTATAGTAGTAAACGCATAACCTCCATTACATCCACTTAATTCATAATATCTTATAGTTACAGGTATTGGAGTTGGTGTTGGAACAGGAGCACAATCAAAACTATTGGAACAACTTTTACCTGATGCTACTATAGATGCGTTTGAATTACTAGAAGGTGTTGTCCCTATTTTGACACATATATTTCTTGTTTGACTGTAAAAAACACTAATGGTAGTAAGCGCACCTGAACATGATAGATATGATACTACAGCCTCATTATTTTCTAAATCATCATTTGTAATACTATAACATTGACATCCTGAACCTAATATAGGTACAGGTGTTGGTGTTGGAGTTGGTGAAATACCTAAATTTATGTCACCAAAACCATCTGTAGCTTGACTGTCTTCGTCTGTAGTAGAAGAACCTCCTAATAAGTATGCATTTAATTCTGCTCTAAATTGAACCCTATCGCCTTCATTAGGAAATAATTGTTGCAAATATCTTTCTCGAAGTGATTCGGGAAGTGCTAAATAATTTTGAAATAATATAGGATTCATTCAGTATTTTTTAATAATCTAACTTAACTTCAATCAGAGTTTCTTTTCTAAATGATTTTTGTATAGGTTTACTTGATTTTGCAACAGCTAACAAATTTTTATTATCATCATATAATCCTATAGTTGTTATATATACTTTAGGGTCATTTATAAAGTCAGAAATAGCTAAATCTCCATCCGAACCTGTTACAAATGTAGGATTATTAGAGAAATTAAATTGTGATGCTCTTGCTCTAACAAAGTAATGAGTTGATTTGACATATTCTTTACTTCTTGCCGAAAATCCAAGAACATCTCCACTTAAATCCGTTAAGTTTGCTGCCGAGCCTGACAATGATTTATATAGCTTATATGCATTATCACCTGCAACATCTGAACCCGTTACTGTTCCAAAGGAAGCTGATAAGTCTAACTTATGTCCATCTAAAACAACAACTCCTAATCTTGGGAATATCTTACCGTAATATTTTGGAGATGTTGGAGTAAATACTCCTCCCTCTATAGAACCTGAAACTATATTATATACTTCTCCTGCTGAAGTCATAGTTGCAGATGCTATCTTACTATCATCTACTAATCTTAGTGCTCTTGCATTTCCTAATTTAACATTAGAACCTGTATGAGCTGCATTTGTACCCGGGCCCGCTATATACTGAGAGCCTGATAAATGATGTAGATTTATCTCAATATTACCTTCATCTATACCATCTTTTAATCTTGACCTATTAAAGTTTAAGATATAAATGTAATTTGAGTTTACACCATTATTAGTAAATGACTTCACACCTGCATCTAAACACAATTGTCTATATTGTGAATAGATAGCTCTTGATGGTGTATCATCTACTTGACCTCCTTCACCCGCAGACCCTGAGCCAAATCTATGTCCAAAAGCAACAGAGAATTGAGCTTCTGCTGTTGGTGCACTAGATGCACTATTATATAATTCATAATAGTATGTCTTTTGGGCTGCTGTCTGAGCAGACGATGTGAAGAATGTAATTAAATTACCTACATTATTCGAAAACATTGCTCTTGTTACAGTTTCCTGTTGATTTGGAACAATATCATCAGCTTGAAATCTAACGAACATATTTTTTTATTTTATTATACAGTAATATTTGCAGCAGAAGAATTTGTTTGAGTTAGTCTATTTACTGATAACTCAATAGTAACTCTACCTCCCGTTTCATTTCCAATAATAGTCAAAGTTGCTTTCTTAGACCTAATTGTAGAGAACTTACCTGAAAGAACAAATGAAGTTCCACTTACAGTTACTGTCTGAGAAGATTCTAAATCACTAATAGCAAGAGGTACACTACTTGCTGTATCTTGACCTGAAGCTTGTGCAGGTGATGGGGTTACTGATACAAATGTTGCTACATCACTATCACTTAATACCGCTGTATATCCTAATGCAATATTTCCACTTGGAAAATTAACAGTATTTGGAGTAATGGTTATTCTATCAGTAGGTGATTTAAATGTATAGGAACTTTGTGGAACTGATACTACAGGAATTCTAATAGTATTTTTTGGTAGAGTAACTAATGGGTATTTCATAACTTGAGTTTCATCCGTAACTGCTTCCGTGATAGGTAAGTTTTCTATAGTTCTTCCATAGTATGCACTACCTAGGGGATGGTCACTATTCCATAGTGTATAATCTATTTCATCATCTGCTAATGCAAAATAAGTTACTCTAAATTCGTTTTGTCCTCTTGCCAACAATTCTCTTCCTTTTTTTGTAAGAACTGCATCAATAACAATCGAGGAATTGTTTAAATATCCCATATTAAAGTTTTTTTATTATAAATATATAGTTTGTTTTAAATTATTGAACTATTATTTCATTTTCATTTACAATTTTAACAGAAACGACAGGGCCTCCATACACAGTCTCTGTTGAATCTATGTTTATACCTGCTCCCGAAATTTTTGAACCTCTAAATCTAACTCTCATAATATCACTATCTTCTACATACTGATAATTTGAATCTACAAGAGATGCAGAATAGTATGCTTTATATTCTTTATTTATTTTATAATATAATTCTCTATTATAATCATTACTGTAACCACCAACATTGGATAAATATACAGGAGATTTTAGCATATTAGGAGATGTTTGACCTAAAACAAAATTACCTGAACTTGAATAATAGTATTCTATTTTTTTATATTTACTATTTACACTAGAACCACTAATATGCTGATTGATAATTCCTCCCCCGTTTTGTTTTCTAAATATTGTATTATTCTTATTAAATACGATATAGTTATATTTATTCAAAAATTCTTTAAATAACAAACCTTTTAAGTTTCTTTCAATTGATATATTAGGTTGTACAGTTTTAAAATAAAATGTATAATTCATACTATCTAATTGAATTTCATTAAATGCAACTACTGTTGACGTTATATCTTTAACATAGAATGTACCAACAGCATTTTTGTCTAAGTCTAATAAATTATTTTTATTTAAATTTCTTTTTGTTACATTAGTTTTTATAGCATATGGCTTATACACATAATCAGATGTAGTTTTTTGTCTCAAGACTCCGTTAACGTCTTTATATGTGTAACTTATAGTATCTAATATAACATCAGCATTTGGTAATGGTTGTGAATATTTAAAATATGTATCATTTAATTTTAGATTTGTATTTAATGTTGTAGCACTATTATTTTTATCTAATACTACATTAGATACATCATTTGTATTTACTATTTTATTATAATAGTTTCCTAAATCTAAAATACAATTTATAGATGATGCTCTACCTATAGAATCTACTACTATATTACTGTTAGCTACAGTATTATCTATGCTATATATATTTAAGTTTTTTGATGTCTTATACTTATTTCTTTCTATTTCAACATCTAAATTAACTTTATATTTTGATTTTATTTTATCTCTTTCTAATTCTAATTTTGGAGAATACTTTAAATTAGTTTTATTTTTAGACCTTTCAATTTCTATATCTAAAGGATAGTCTATGTTACCTATTAAGTTGGGTACTATATTTGAATTTATATTCATTACAGCACCTTCTAATAAGGCATCCTGCTTTGGAAAACTAACTATTGGAAACTTTCTTTCTATTTTAGACCTTTCTAATATAGATGGTTCTATTAGTACTCCTGTAATTAAATTTGAACGTGCAGGAACTAATTGTTTAACTTGTTCAAATACTGAATAATCATAAAGACTGAATACTTCTATATATTTTCCTATATCATTCGCTCTCGCAAACTTTTTGAAATATTCATTACGAGCAAATTCTAAAGATTTGTATACATTTGATGTTCCATCTTTTGGGTCTCCTACAAAATTTTCAAAATTATAAGCACCAAATTGATTGGATATATCCTTATTAATTTGGTCTGTTGGTGAAAATACTATAGCTAACCTATTACTATCTTTTTGCTCTTTATCATATCTGTTTACTGTAGCTTTTCTATCAGGTGCTAAATCAGTAAGCAAGTTTGTAGATTCAAATCTAATTTTATTAGATTTTGGATTATTTGCACCTAGGGATGGAAACTGTCTATAATGTGTTTCAGTTTTAGAAATATATTGATATGCTTGAGTGCCACTAAAGTTTTTGAATGTTGCTACATTACTTCCATAAAATCTTTGATTAGGATGACTTGAACTTACTATATAATATGTAGAATGGTCATCTCTTATATTATCAATTCCTAAAGGATAATATCTGAACAATTCATCATACGATGATGTATATGCGTTAGCATTATAACTAGATGGATTCAGTACGTGAGAATTGAATACATTTTTACTATACTTACCAAAATATTCTTTATATGATTGTATAGAACCGCTAAATCTAACTGAATTACTACCTGTAGTTCCACCTAAAATGACTTTATGACCATTTGGTAATATACTACTAATAGCTCCTAATGAGTATAGTAATTTACTAGGATTAGCTGATACACTAAAACTTGAAGATATCGATATTCTGTTTTCTACAAAATCACTAGATTTTGCACAATCTATATTTAAAATTCCATCGAACCCTGAACCGCTGTATATTGGATGGTTACTATGAATTCTTACAGTCCATATGTCATTATCATATAGAGGCATTAGACTACTAGTTGACTGTATAGTCTTAAAATTACCTAACGAACCTGTTTTTATTGTATATTTTAAATAACCATATGTTTTCTTACCATATAATGATGAAGTATAATGAACTAATTGTAAATTTTGTAATATGTTACTCCTATTTGCATTATCTTCAACAGCCCATAAACTCATACTTACACTTCCTGTGTAATCTGTTCTAAATCTAAATTCAGTAGTTTGTGGTACTTTACTTATGCTATCTAATGATGAAGTATATAATCTTCTAGGAATTTCTATATATTGACTCTGCCTTAAATTTAGTAAATATTGAAATTTATCTTCAGATAATAATGGTGGATTATCTTCGTCTATTTGTGGGCCTCCATACTCCTTTACACCTATGAGCGTAAATGGAATTCCATATATAGAAAATAATGCTCTTACAGACCTTACAGAACCTTTAGTTTTGAGAAGATATGGTAAGTTATTAACAACTCTTCTCCAAATTTGATGTGTTAAATTTTCATAAGATTTACTAACCAAATCACCTGATGGTTCTGAATAACTTCCCGTTGAATCTGTACCTAACTTATATAACCACAAATCACTTAGATTCCTAGTATTCTGAATTTTCCATCCTAATGATTTAACATAATATGGTAATAAATTATTTGGTATTCCCCTCTCAGGATGTTCATCTCTTTCGTGTATACTTGTTAATTTTCGAATAAAACTATGAGTATTGTCAAAATGCTGACCAATCATATGTATAAATAATACATACTGACTGTTACGCTCGTCTCTTAGTATGTGGTCAGGAGTATTATAATAGAAACTATTATAGTTAATCCTATCATACTCTGTAGCTACATCTATATTTTTTTTATACCATGATACATACTGTGAACTAGTTGTATGTAAATTTATATATTTACCATTTTGTATATATTTAGGATTAGGCTCTATACTTCCTGATATGTCATAACTAAATAAACTTCCTGTTTTTTCATATAAAAAAGTTTCGAATCTATCAAAACTGCTTTTTATTTTACTTATTCTATTAGTATAGTTAGCAGCTGAATTTACTACATATATAGAACCTGATACTGAATTATTAGCTTGTTGATATTGAGTTTTAAAATACTCTATTAACTTTAATTTATAATCATAGTTTTTAAGTCTTTCAACAGCAGAACCATAATATACAAAATTTTTAAAATTAGTATAATCTATATTTAAATCTATATCAGTAGAACCTGAGAATATTTTATTTATTATTGCATTTGTAGTATCTGAATCACTATCTAAAAGTGAATTCCAACTTTTAACATTTGTTTCGTTGCTGACTTCTATATCAGAACAAAGTTTAAAACTAGAATTGCTTAGAATTCTTACCGAATTTGGATACTTGGATAAATCATTTAAAGTATCTGAATTAGAAGACCTAACATTAAACACATCGCTATAATCTTCTAATACTTTATATGCTATTCTACAACTATTATTATTTGTTAATTCAGCTAATAGTGGAGAATATAGTTTAATATATAAAACTATTCTATCTCTACAATCAACTTTTATATTTACTATTTGAACTACTTTATTTTCATTAAAATTTAAAACTAAATTATTTAATAGATTATTTGCTTTGAGGCTTCCCGCAAAATTTTTAAATAACTCAACTTCTGATACTATATTTGGATTATTTAGTATATATGAATCTTTTACAAATAACTTTAATTCAGTTCTGTCAGGACTTATCTCTTGAATAGTGAATGGATTATTATCATAATTTCCTATTAAGTTTACAAAAAATGACATTATTACTTTAAAATTGCCATATAGTAAATTATTACTATCAAATATATTAGCAATATCAAAAGTAAAGTCTGAATACTTAGTTGAATGTTTATATAAAGTATTGTAATTAGATACTAAATAATCACCATTAAAATTATATATGTGAGATTCAACACTTAGTTTATACTTAGAATTATTATCTGTAGATACCTCTGAAAGTACCGCAATATCTTGACTTAATGTGCTTATATCATTTTTTGATATTACAAATGCTTCTAATATATTCTTAGCATTTCTAATTTCAGTACTATTTGTATATCTTTCTAATGACATATTATCTAAAGTTATCGATTCTCAATTCATTTGGTGGTAAAACATCTGATGTATTACCGTTTTCTCCTGACGTAGTACTTGTGCCACCAATACCTATAGGAGTTACTTCAGGACTCGTTGGAGTACTTGGATTATACAATCCCCCACAAGAACAATTCTCTGATAACTGCGTTGATACTATATTACCTGAATATGGCTTCCTTACATTGAAACATATTGGATTATTTATTTCTCTACCTATAGTATTTACTATTTTATTACCATAGCAATCTTCATAACTAAAACCTAAATCATCGGTTATATACCCATCAAAACATTCACAGTCTACTATAGATGGTTCTGAAGTTGGTATAGGTGTAGGTGTTGGAGTTGGTGTTATGGTTGGTCTTGGAGTAATTGGTGGTGTTGTAGTTGGGATAGGTGAACATTCTAAACAAGAGTTAAATCCTAATAAAACTCTTACGTTAGATTGTTCTGATGAATTTCCTGATGCTACTGTATAGCATATACCATTACTTGCTTTTATAACTTCTCCACCATTATATGTTCCTGTGTATGGAATTCTTTTTCCTGATAAAACAGTTGTTCCACAAGCATATAGATTATATGATAAGTTTGAACTAGGAGTTTCAGTAGGAGTTGGTGCAGGTGGTGGTGTTGTTGGGTTTACTATATCTGAATTAGAACAATTTAATTTCCCAACAACTATTTGTATGCTTCCATTATATCTATTAGGTTGTGATTCTAATGGAGGAGCTCCTGTATAGGTATATAATAATCCACTTATTGGGTCTATGTATCTTTGACCGACTCCTAAAGATGGTGGTATAGTAGTATATGCATATCCTGAATTATCACATCCTGCTAATTCGTAGTATTTTATAGTACTAGGAATTATAGTAGTTGTTACAGTTGGAGTTACAGTAATCGTTACAGTTGGAGTTATAGTAACAGTAGTTGTTGGTCTTGGAGTTGGTGTTGGTGTTGGAGTTTGTGTAGGTCTTGGAGTCATTGGTGGAGTTGGTGTTGGAGTTTCAGTTGGTTTTGGACAATCAGGACATACTCCATCTTTACCATCCTTTCCATCCTTTCCATCTTTACCTGCCGCACCTGCTGCTCCTGCCGCTCCTGCCGCACCTGCTGCTCCCGCAGGGCCTGCTGCTCCTGCCGCTCCTGCTGCACCTACTGCTCCTGCTGCTCCTTGAATAACATCAGGTAACTTAGGTATTTGAATTCTGTCTAATGCACTCAAATCTATTTCTAATTTAGGAGTTTTACATCCTGTCTCAACTTCAAATCTTTCTATCCATTCAGATGTTCTATCTAAACAAGAATCAATTATCTCAAAAGCACTAAGTTCAGATGGTTCTATTACAAAAACATTTTGTATATACTTGCTTCTCTCAACAAGCATTACTTGTAATGTTTTTCTATTTGGTATTGGACATACACAATTTCCTTTTGTGACAAAGTATACTTGTTGGTCACATATAGAACTTACAGAAACACCGTTAGCTACTCTGAAGAATGTTCCTATAGGATATACAGTTTCAGGATTTCCAAAATCAGAATCTATAAAATATGAAAAATTAGAATCTACATAAGAATTCAACTCAGTATCTAATATAACTCTTTTTTCAGGAAGTATTCTATAATAATTTGGTATTAACTCTAGTGAATTATCTTGTAATTTTTTATGATTTATATTTAATATGTTAGTTCCAAAATTATTTCTTTCTATGAATATTTTATCCATATAGAATAATTCTTCTTCTGTATACTTGTCTCCTGTATTATCATATTGTATTAATAAATTTGACGCATTATCTTGATTTGTATTCTTTATATTTTTTCTATATTCTAAAGTATTATTATATAGTTTCTCTTTGTTATTAAATATGTTTTTTAAGTATATATATTTTAAATCAAAATCAAACATTGGAAGTGTAGGCATAGGTCTATATGTTGTATCTATTGGTAACTCAGCTGAGTTATTTTTAGATTCATCTACGCCACAATCTAAACAATAATCTAATACTTCCAAATTATTATTATCCATATTATCTAACTACTTTGAAATAAAATCCATCATCAATTATATGTTCTGTAAACCCACCATCTTTTAATACTTTAAATACTATTTTATAAAATCTTTCAGGAAGTAAACTTTCCATATTGATATTAAAATAATTTCCTTGAGAATCAAGACTCAATTTAGTTGAACCTGTATCAAAAGGTATTATATAATCATCTGTAACACTATCTTGTATCGCATAGTAAGATGATGTTGGTAATCTCTTAAAATTTAAATAATTATTTGTTGTTGTATAATCTAATGTTGGATACCTATCTCTACTTATAATTCTAAATTTATATTTAGAATTTGTTTTATAATTCTTTTTTATATTACTAACCATAACTTCAAAATTATCTGAAACTTCACTTAAACTTCCGCTCTGAGAAATGCTACTGTCATCCCAAGTTATTTCTAATTTTGGTATGTAAATTGTATGAGTATCTATACTAAAAAATCTTATACTTCCTTTAAAATCACTACTAAACTCATCTTCCGAAGTTCTTTTAATCATAAAACCATTATTCGGAATACTTCCACTTAACCATCTATGAACTATATTAGTTACATTTATACGAATATCGGGAGTTTTAGCATAATTAAAATTTTGGGAAGCATAGTATGATGAACCTGTATACCAAGTTCCTCCACCTACTGTATTCGCAAAAGAACCTGTTGTACCTTGTGAAAATGTATTATTTATCCAAGCAAGACCGTTACCATCATAATAACCATTTCTATAAGTCCAACTTGCACCTGTAGTAATTTCAGGATAATCATTATAATGACCTACTCCATTTTCCCAAGATTGTGATACAGCAAATATATTGATATCATAATTTATTGGTAAATCAGATGCATCTGTTGCTTTTAATGATAAATGATATTTAGCTCTTCTTGAAACTACATTTGAAGATATTAAACCACTGAGATGATTTATATCAAACTTTAATAATATTCTTGAATTGTATGTACCATCATAATAAAATCCATTTTCATCGGGAACACTTTCAACATATTTTATTAATTCCAATATTTGGTCAATACCTGCATTTCTGCGAGGATTCTTTTCGTATAATGTTGTGTCCCTTGTTGCGTATATTGCGTGATACATATTTAATAATTTACTACTCTACCTCTAATATCTTTATTAGGATATTTTACTTCAAAAATACTTTGGTCTATAGATGTATAAATTATATTTCTTTTAGTTGCAGAATCTATATCATATACATTTCCTGAATATCCTAAACTGACATCATATAAATTTATAATACTTAAATTTGCAACAGATATTACTCCTTCGACTTGGGAAATTTCTTTCATTACACTATTTTTGAATATAGGTTTTCCTATACCCATCTTTTCTATATCAAAATAGTCTTTTAAACTTCTCATACATCTGAGTAATACTTCATTACTATTGTAAACTTCATCAACAATTATTTCAAAATCGACTCCTATATTAATTATAAAAGCATCTCTTATACTAACGGAATCTGTCATAATTCTATATTCTTTTAGATAGTTTAATAAGTTAAACTTAACAGCATCGTTCAAAACAGATAAATTCTTGTTTTCGTCATACCCTAAACAATATAAATTAATTCCAAAATAATTAACGTTTTGAAAATCTGTTGAATTATCTAAATATTGGTCATCTAACTCTACACATACTTTTGCTATAGCACCATATTTTACAGGCATCGAATAAACTCTAACAATATAATCATCTTTTGTAACAGCTCTATTTTGAGATGCAAAATTAGCTAATGCTTCTCTCCTAACATCTTCTACACTTCTTCTAGATAATCCACCACTAGCAGGTTTTGGGTTATTTACAGCAACACTACCTATAACAGTATTATATATTTGAGAATCTAGATTTGATTGTGGTGTTGTTATGTTAGATTGGATTATACTAGATATACTATTAGCTCCAACATTATCTTCTACACCACCACCAACTGTATATCTAACAGTCAATGTAGTATTTGATGGTGCTTTTCCATATGTCTTTGTGTATAAAAAATTCTTAGGGTCTATGCTTAAATCAACTGCTCTTTCAAAATAATCCAAACCAAAACCAACATTAAATGGATTTGGTATTATTTCTTCATCGTATTCTGAGCTAACTCCTGAACCAAATTGTATCTCAAATCTATTACTTTCTCGTAGTCTTGTCACAAATCTCCGCTCAGTTTGTTTAAACTGTATAAGGTATGGAGCAGTTGACCTAAACTTTGCAAGATGTGAATCATTATATGGTAGATTTGGAACTGAAATCGGTATTAAATCTTGTGCTAGATACGGAGTTTCATACCATCTATTATTGTCTGAGTCGTATATATCTACTATCTCTAAAACATCTAATTGTGGTAATACAATCTTATCATAAGGTTTAGGAGAGTTGAAATCATAATTTGCAGTTAAAATTTCTCCTGATACTGCTTTTACATTTTTTCTTAATAAAAAATACTCTACTTCACCTGTATTATCTAAAGAATATACTGTAATTTCTGTAGGGTCAAATGATGAACTGTATGAAAAATCTACACTATCGATAGTTCTGAAAGTTTTATTTGTTTCAGAACTTACAATCATATTAGATTCTATTTGTAAACAATATCTAAAATCAGGTACAATAGATGTACCATTATTAATGGATGGAATTAACTGAAATACATCTAAATCAACAGATGATGGTGTTCTAAATTTAGGTTTATATCCTAATGAGTGGGCTATGTTGAATAAGTTCTGATTTTCCTCTACAGTTAGTAATAAAGATTCTCTTAGTTGTATATCAGTATAGAATGATAATATATCTCCTGTTGCTGCTGCTAATTCCATGAACATCATACCGGGTGATGACTCATTGAAATCATTATATGTATCAGGAAAATAGTTCTTAGTATAATCTATAAGTTGTTTCCTAATCTCAGAAAAATCTTTATTTAGATATTTTATATCTTTCCGTATATTATTATTAATTAATCTCGAACTCATATATTATTCTATTTCAAAGTTAATCAAGCCTGAATCAACAAAAAGTGTTATCGTTCTATTAGCACCAACATTCGTTACCCTAAAAGATATTTTAATTTGCACATTATGTTCGGAGTAACTATCAGGAAATGCAATATCACTTTCAGAAACAACTTGTACAGAATCTAATAATATATATGGAAGCCAATAGTTAATATCAGTAATAACAGAAAGTCTTAAATTTTCTCTGTTATCATCTGAATTTTGTTCAAATACAAATTCAGGTATTAATGAACCAAAATTAGGTTGCATTAACCTTTCACCTTTTCTAGTTAATAATAAATTTACTAAATTAGTTATCGCTTGTTCTTCTGTAGAATATGATGACCTAAATGTCTTTACGTCAGCTTTTCTATTTATTTCTTTTGGATATTTGATATCTACCAATACAGCATCTCCATTGAAAGGAAGTAAAACTCCAACAGCTCTATCATTGTAGAAGTTAGGTTCATATGCTCTAAAAGATATTGGTATTGCCATCTATTATTTTTTATCCATTTTCTTAATCAACGCTGAATAATCTTTTGTTAATGCTTTGTAAACTGCTTCTGTCTTTGGATTTGTTTCTAATTTAGATAATACCCTTGAATCTAATATAGACTTTTCTTCTTCGACATCTGAAGGATATTCCATATCTTCAGTAATCATCTCCATTATACCACTAAATTTTTTTCTAAAGTCTCTTTTTTCAATATCTAAATTAGATTCTTTAGGTTTTACTTGTGGTTTAGCATAAGATACACTATTTACAGGTCTAGAAATACTTTTAGATTTTGATTCATTTAATCTAGATTCTAATCTATCAAAGTAGTAATCTAACTCTTCTCTTATGATTTTTCTTAATTTTGATTCTATTGAATTTTTTTCCATATAACAGTTTTATATAAATAGATTATTTAATTAAATTTAACTTCATTAGTTAATTTTTTTATTGATATATTATACAGTATGTCATCTCCCGAACATTTTTTATTAAGTATTATGTCAGATAAGCACTTATCATCAGCTAATATATCAGGAGTTAATAGTGATTCATTATTAACTAGATAATTATTATCTACTACTTTATCTAATATATACCAACCTTTACAAGAATCATCATTACCTATTAGTAATAACAATGTATATACAACTTTAGAGCTAATTCCTGTAGTAGATGTGAACTTAGTTGCTGTTAACTCGTACAAATATCCGTTACAAGTGTCTTTTGAATCAACCAATTTAACATTTAAATCTTTATTATTTAGATTGTCTTGAGAATTTTCATTAGATTCTTGTGATTTTTGTTTAGTTGTTATACCATCTCCATCGCATTTTATCTGTTTTCCATTAGTATCAACAATTATTCCACATCCTGACAATGGTATTCCACAATCCACACTTATAAAATCAGGTAAATCTTTTTCAGGGTCATAGTCTAACTCTATATTCTTTGAGTTTACGTCATTCAATAATTTTATAGAATCTTTTCTTGTCTGTATATCATAAGAATCTTGACCTGAAACAAATCCATCTAACGGTATTGATGGTATATTTGGATTAGCATTTGATTTAGGATTTCCACCACCTAAACCTAGCAATCTCCTTGATATTGCATATGGAATTATATTGTTAATTCCAAAGTCATGACTATCTAATCTAGGCTCGGGAGGTGCTATAAACATATTAGGTGGTAATAATTCAAATCTTAAAGATAGTAAATGTGTTCTAAGAACTTCAAGCAAATTAGTTGCAGGGCCTGTAGGGCCGAAAGGAGTAGCAAATACAGCAATAGCTGAAGTTAAATCTTTTAATTCTTTTGCTAACTCTTGAACTCTGTTGACTAATTCATCAAAATCTACGTCATGTTCATCAGTAGTTATATAAAACTTTCTTGCTTCTAATATAACCTTATCCTTTGCTATTAAAAATATATTATCTTTTTTTGCGTTTAACACAATTCTAGAAGTATCTACTAATATCTGAGGTTTATCAAAATTTGGTATTCCTTTTGTTTCGAATCTCCTTGCTCTTCCTAATCTAACTTTTGTATATTTCTGAGATATTCCACCAAAAATTCCTGTAAAATTATTAGATAGATTCTCTACTCTATATTTTTGACTTTTTGTATTTTTACTTTGACTTAGATTACCATCTATCTCAAGGACATCTTCATTTATAGGTCTTTTCTTGGGTGGGTCAGATGGTTCTAAAGTCATAGAGAACGTTGGGTCTCCTATCTTAGTGTCTTTGTGATGTTGAGGCTTCTTATAGTATTGAGAATCACTTGATGTGCCAATTCCTAATCTTATTGATGAACCTCCTCTATTCTGAATTATTAAATCTCCTTCGTAAGGTTGTAATGGTGCTAGAGGTCTACAGGGGAATGGGAATGTCTTACCGGGTGGAAATGGATTATCCCGCATCAATGTATCACTACCATTCTTATTCGAAGTTCTCTGTGTTAATGTATGTAACTGATTTATTACCGAATCATCTGTTGAATTTAATGGATACGGTAAATAGTAATAAGTTATGTTTTTAGATTTAGGAGCTACTTCATCTTTTGATGGTGCTCTAAGCAATACCACTAACTCTCCGTTCAACGGTGTAAATATATAATTTAAAGTTATAGGTCTTGCATAAACATCTTTTAGATTTTCAACATCTGTATTGGGTATTAATCTAACTTTAATACTCCCCAAAGGCATTATATCGCCTTCCGAATTTTTTGGATTATCATTATAAGTTAGTTTACCTGTTTGAACTACTTCACCTAATACTATTGACATTTATGCTTATTTTAGTAAATTATTAGGATGGTAATCTACCAATAATTGTTTTTTCTCTTCTTCCGACAAAATATACATTTCTGTTGTACTTGTAGATTTTTGAGAACTAGCTATAGACCTCTGTACTATTCCTGCCATTTTTACTAAATGGTCATCATTTTTTATTGATAAATCTAGATAATCTCTTAGTATTGGGCCAATAGTTGAAGCATCTTCGGCACTATTTATCATACCTTCTATATTTTCAACTAATCTTGATATCATTTGGTCTTTTTCCTTTGTAGTTATGTAAATATCTTTCATCAAATCAGAGAAAGACATTTTATCAAATACTATGGAATCATCATAATTAGCCATATCTTTTATCTATAAATACTATATAATATTATTTTTTAAAATATTCATTCATAGAATTAAAAAAATACTTTTTCATTATATTTATAACTTTTGTTATTTTTTGAGTTTTTATACCTGTTCTTTCTCTAATAATAAAATATATTGCTTTTTTATTAAATACATCTATAATATTCCTCATCTTAAACAATTCCAATATAGAATCTGCAATAGCTATCTCATCACTATTTTTGAATATGCTGTATAATTTAATATTCATATCGTCAACCCATTTATCTACAAATAAATGAAGGTCTTCTCTATAGTCATTTTGATATACTTCGTAAACTACATCTCTTTCTTCATCGACTTCTTCTAAGTCAACCATTTGCTTTCTTTTACTATAATTCTTAGTATTCAAAGCAATCAGATAGTTTCTTCCCGCAACTGTATAGTATGAATATGCCTTACCTGCTGACTGAGAATAATTTGGTAATTTTTCAGTTAGGAATGACACAACATCGTGTTTCAAATCCTCAAATTCTAAATTTATGTAAGGACACTTATAAGTATTTATTAGATTTTCAGCCAACTTATCCAATGAAGGATATATATCTTTAGTGTATATACTATGTTTTTCTTTTAAGCTATCTGAAAGATTATATTTTATAATAGCAGTATCTACGTCTAAAGTAAAATATTCTTTATTCGGATTCTTTTTCTTCGGCATCGGATTCTATATTTTTCAAAAAATCGTTAACAATTTTGAAAGAATCCTCAATAATGCTTTTTAGAGTATCAAACACAAAACCAACTTCGTCATCTGATTCAAAAGAACCTCTCCTGTCTATTTCTTTTATGTGAGAGTAATCTATATGAAGTCTTATGTTTAAATTACTAATAAAGGTTAATAACTTTTCATTATCACTTTCTAGCTCATCTAAGTTATCCTCCAAGTATGCTATTTTTTTGGAGTTTATATAAACTAGATATAACAAAAGTATATTAGATATTGATAAAAATGCTATAATCATAACTATTATTTTTTAGAATTTTCAAACATTTGTTTAAAATCATTTAAAGCACTATTCGATTCTTTTATTACATTATCTGTTTTTACATTGTTCCTATTTTTCCAAACTGAGTATTCGTACTTGGAAGCCATTAAATCAGCCATATGTATGATATGCTGTAAATTTGTCCTAAGTGATGAACTTTCACTCCTAGATATATAATATGGTTTATTACCTTCCTCGTATAAACCATCGTGTATTTTGATTGCTAGATATTCTTCCCAAGAAACTACAACATTGAATTTCTGTAAAGTATATAAACTTAAATCAGGAACTAAAGTAAATGGGATATTGTCATTATTTTTATAAATCTTTCCCATATTCTTCCTGTGCCATTCACTATCATTAGGAATATATTTTTCTCTGCCTTCTCCAACAAAACCTAATTTACCTAAATCATGATTCATAGCTACAAAAACTAAATTTGATTTAGTAAATCCTGATAAATCTTGATTTGTCTGTTCATAAAATTCATACAGTTTCAAAGAGAAATCAATAACTCTTAGAACGTGGTCAATATAACCTCCTGTGAATGCATTGTGGTAGTATTCTATAGAACTCGCAGGTGCTAATACTAATCTATTACCAAAGGAGTCATACATTGCCTTTAAAGGTTCAGCCCTATCGCTTAAATAGGTATCAATGTAGTTTAAGAATTCTGAATACTGTGATTCAAGTTTTTTAACTTCCATAACTTTATTTTTTTAATTTTTTGTTCGTTTATACCAATCCTTAATCTCATCATCGGTCATATCCGAAAACTCTTCAGGAGTTAATAACGCATATTTCTGATTATTGTTTTCTATAGTATCAAGTATTTTTGATTCAAATACAGGTTCTACAATCAACTCTTCAACATTTTCTTTAGTCAGAACTTTATTTCCGTTGTCTACTATTTTAAAAACAGGTTTTGGTTTTGAAACTACAGATACTTTATAATTCAAGACATTAGTATTATCATTACTAAAGTCATCTTGCACAATAAAGTTACTTGGTTTATTATGCATTCTTGAGTTTATTGTTTGGTTAGTTTTTGTTTTGTTTTCTTTTTTTTTTCGTTTATTTCGTTTATATTATCTTTTTTATTATTTCTTTTTATGTTCTTTCTATTCTTTTTGCTAGATACAACTTCTTCATAAGCTTCTGTAATATCTGTATCTTCATCTTTTAGAATTTCTAGAACATCTGAGTTATTTTTAATAAAATCTTCTTTCCTATTTGATTTAGATAAGTTGTTAACTAAATAACTTACAGTTATAACTAAAGTTATTGCTAAAGGGTCAAATACAAAGATAATCATTAATATAAAATAATTCATAAGATTATCCATTGGTACATTTGTAACTTTGCTTAGATATATGATTGGGCCTAATTCTGCTGCTGCATCATTGTTAGTTTCCATACCTAATATCTCAATTTTATAATTATCCACTTCTGTAGATATACTTTCTATCTTATCTGATAAATTATCTCTCCTTTTAGTAGCATCATTTAACTGAGATTCTAATGATTTTCTAGTTTCTGAGGATGATGATACTATCTTCTCCCCCGATTTTTTATCAATATAAGAAACCATTGTTCCATTAGATAATCCATTTCTAAGTTCTGTAATGTCTTTAATAACAGATTCTTTTTCAACTTCTAATGATTTTAACCTTGTAGTAAGATTATCTGATTTTGCTCTTACTATGTTTATTTTACTTTCTACAATATTATTTTTATTAGAAGTTATTTGATATGCATTTGATAGAAATCCATATATTCCTGCTGAAGTTATCAGCATAAGAACTAATATAGCAATTGATAAATAAATTCTTAAAGATGTAGGTAATATATCTTTATTTTGATGTAGAGAATATGCTGCTATCAGTTTAGAACCTTCTAATACTGAAGCCATAATAATCACAGATATTCCTGCACCTGCAAAAACTTTGCTTAATCCATAAACAGAAAAAAAAGCAGCTGATGCTGATAGAAGTAGAGCAGATAATGTAACTAAAAATAATACAAATTTTTCTTTCAGCATAGTGAGATATAATGAAGTGATTTATCTAAATCTTTTTGTAGAATATCTAGTAACTCTAACAACTTAGATTCAGACATTTGTTTTAATAGAATACCTCTTTTAATGTTACTAATCATATCCTTTGATTCTAATAAAACTGCTTCAGCATTTCCTTTATAAGTATCCTTTATCATAATCTTATTTTTTTAAAAAATTTAAAATTATATAATATTATATAAATATAATAATATAATAATATAATAATATAATATACTATATTTAATATTATATAATTATAATAAAATACTATATATTTAATATTATATATTTAATATTATATATTTAATATTATATATTTAATATTATATATTTAATATTTAATATTATATAATATATATTATATATTGTGAAGTTACTCAAATTATTTTTAATTTGGTTTAATTACAGAAATTTTAACAAAACTTTAACATATGAGAGTTGTATTTCAAAATCCTATATCAAAAATATATGAAGTAGGTATTATAGTAAAAAAATATACTATAAACAAAAGACAAAAGTTTGATGTTATCTCAGAAAAAGGTATTTTACACGTTGCATTATCTACTAACACTTCTAAAAACGGACATATCAACGAGAATCTAACAAAAAAGTTTGCAGATGATATCGAAACAAATTTAACTAAACAAAATCAAGCAAATTATTTAGATTCTGAGTATATACCAAATATATTAAAAATTAATATATGAGTGAACAAGTTGAAAAATTTGATAATGTACTAGAGTACTATGAACAGTTAACTAATGAATCTAAAATATATTTTACTAATACTTTATTTAGACTAGGTTTTGAAAAAGTAAGTAGAGTTTTATCTGATTCTATAATCTCAGATGAAGATATTTTAGAATATACTTCAGAAACTAATTTAGAATTATTAAATGATGATGATTTTGAAAATGATGAAGATTATATAGAATATTCTTCGGAAGATGCTGATAGTATTTTAGATTTAAAACGCATAGATGACTATACAAATAGTGATTTATACGTTGTAGTTGATGTAGAATCTAATATAATTCATATGTATTCAAATAATTTGGAAGATATAGAAAATTATAAACATGAAAGTATATTTTTGAAAGGAATGTTTTTCATATCTGATAAAAATAAAACTAATACAAAAAATTATAAATACTATGAATATGTTAATATAATTGGACAATTAGAACAGGATATTTGTTATAATTGAATATTTCAATATATTTATATAAAATAAGATAGCTGAGCGTTTTAATAACCGCCATCTAAGGAGGCACAAATCAAAAAAAAAATGATAAGAAATGTAGTTCAAATTCCGTTCAATTCAATGGATGTTTTTCTTAAAAATTATTTCGATACAAAGGTAGATTATACCTCAGTAAGCGATAGCAAAATTAACTACCCATTAGATATTATTCAATCAGATAGTGGGTTATTAATTCAAATAGCTTGTGTTGGAGCAGATTTAGAAGATATATCAATAACAACTGCTTTAGATACTTTGCGAATTAAATATGATAAACCAAAATTAGACGATGGCTATAATTATGTTTTTAAATCAATAGCTCAGAGGTCATTTGACTTAGGATATAAAGTATCTGCTAAATATGATTTAAACAGGATTGAAGCTAAGTTGTCAAAAGGATTACTATCAATTAGTATACCTTATGAAGAAAATCAGCAACCTAAATCAATTAATATAATCTCAGAATAAATTTAAAGCTCAGCTATCTATTATGAAAACTAATAAATCATTAAGTATAACAATTAATAATAAAATAATAGAACATAGTAGTACTAAACTATCTAAAATATTAGAAAATACTATAAATCCAAATAATATAAATATTAAACAAAAATATTGGATTAAAAAACTTATAGAATTGATGGTTGATGAAATATCTTATAAAGATATAAAAATAACTAATACTTCATGGGAAACT